GAAAGCACAAGCGCCAGCACCGGCATCAAATAATATGGGATTATTTGGGATGGTAAGTAATTTATTTGGTTCATTAAATAGTGGTCCGACATCATCGGAAACGCCACAGTATCAACAAAATAATTTTAATAGTTCTGTGGACGATGTAGATTCAATAATTAATAATGTGCATAATAATATATCGGTAGAGGACGATATAGATAATAATATAGAAACTTTATCTGTAAGTGATGAGGAAATAACATCTATAATAGAGGATACTGCCGATATTCAGATATTAAAAAAATCAGGAAAAAGAAAGGATAATACTAGAACTTTAAATATATAAAAAAATAATTTGGTTTCATTTATCTTTTTCTACGAACATTGGTTATTTTTTTAGCGCTATTCTTAACAAAAGCACCGATATCTTTTACAGATTTAGCGATTCTATCGGGGGTAGATTTGAATGTACGCATTGGGTTACGGATAGTTTGTTCAACTTCATCTTCAAAAATCTCGATGCGGTTTAAGAAGGCGCTTAGGGTGCTTATTAATATAGGGATGATGATTATGGTAAATAATAGGGTTAGGAATAAAAATAGGGATATCATAGTACCGATTGCGATAATATCTCTGGTCATATCTTCGGAACACTTGCACTTTTCGTTAGTTAAATAGTTAACATAATCGAAAGCATAGTAAATATATACTACGAATAGTAAGAAGAATACAAAAGTCGCGATAGCAACTAATTGTACAAATACACTACCCATGCTTCCAGCTACGGATTTTAGCGAAATAAATGCAGTTACTAAGAAATATACTAATGCTAATATAGTAAAGTTCTTGATAAAATCCTTGTTGGGATGTTCGGAACATTCACAGCCTATGTTTTCTAACTTGTATAAATACGTATATATTATTAATAATAATATAACAAATATCATTTGAATTATTAAGCTACTGTAAAAAGATAGATTATTTTCTTCCCTCATATTATTTATTATGTTTCTTACTCTATAATATAATATAGAAATTATTTATTTTCTAAATCCAAAATATTATATATTATAAATTTTGTAGAACTATTAAATTTTGAATTATCTATCTCTCCGATTTTATTAATAATATCCGGTGTTTTCGTTACACTTAATATTTTCAATATTTGCTCAAAATATATATCTATAATATGTTTATAGACATTATTATCTTGTATAATTATATTTGTATAATCTAATAATGAGTACAATAAGGTTTCTATTTCTTCAAATTTAAATTTCAACCATATATTGTTAATATTATTAACATTTTTTTTCCATTTCACATAGTCGCAGTATAAATCATATTCGTCATTTAGTAATAGTATATCATTATCATAAAATGATTTTGGGGGGTCCCATTCGCGCGATTCTATATATTTTTTCCATTTAGAATCTATATAATTATCCGAAAAATCCTTATCGAAGAAACTCAATATGTTACTATATAAATCATTTTCATTATGTTTAATATATTCCCATATTATTTCTATGACAGTATGATTATCGTTTGTTTTAATTATTTCTTTAATGTTATCATATAATGATAATTTATTTTTGGTTGTTATTTTATTAAGTAAACCAAGTATTTTACGTTTTAATAATGAATTATCGGTAAAATCAGGAATTATAATATGAAATCTGTTTTTTGGAGCTATTGTTTTTTCTTTTTTATTATAAACTTTTTTCGCCCATATCATTTTAGGGTCATAATAGGATTTAAAACAATTATAATTTTCACTTAAATCAATGGCTTTATTCTTGATATTTTCCGGTATTTCCGTGATTTCATCATATCTCTTTTGAAAATAATCTATATCTATTTTAATAATACTATCATTCATTGCAATGTATAATACTATATAAATAATCTTATATAATTAAATACATAAGGCATTGTTAATATTATATATAAAATGACGCTTGGTATAAATAGCATTGAATCGTTTAGTGATTTTGTAAACAAATTGGAAGAGGTTTATGAGAATCAATCAGTATATAGAACTCTTATAGTTTATGGTTTAAAAAAAAACGGAGTTATTTATAAATATTTATTAGAACATAATAATAATAGTGTATATATGATAAATGACGATAAATATTCAAACTATGATAAATTAGATTGTAGAATATTGATGATAGAACAAACTAATTATGAAAATTTTATTAATAATAATGGTAACGATTTTTTCAGTCATTTAGTTAATACACCATGTTGTAAAAAATAATAATATATTGGTATTTTAGGAGTATTATTAGATGGTGAAAAAAACATTCAAGATAGAATACATTATATTAGCGACATTTGCATTAATATTATTTGTTTTGATGTTAAATAGTAAGAATATATGCGAAACATTTTATAACAATAATAAAAATTATAGTTTAGAATATTATTATATGGACGGTTGTGGTCACTGCAACGAATTCAGTGAAAGCGGTATTTGGGAAAAATTAGAGAGCGCTAATTCGGATAAGTGTAAATTTAAGAAATATAACATGAAAGATAAGATGGACAGAATTAAAAAGTTTAATATACAAGGGTTTCCATCAATATTACTTATAGACAACAATGATAAAATGGTTAAATCATATGAGGGGGCCAGAACATATGTTGATTTAGATAAATTTATTAATAATATATAAGATATTATTAAGGTATTAATATAACAATAAAATGGGTGGAGGATTAATGCAGCTGGTTTTAACGGGACAAATGGATGAATATATAACAACTAATCCGTGTATTAATTATTACAAGTATATTTATAAAAAACACACAAACTTTTCATTAGAAAGCTATGTGACTCCTCCGATAAATAATGCGAGTGGTGGATTTTATCAGAGTGTAAAGATGACATATAAGATTGAAAGACTTGCTGATTTGTTAACAAATATGTATTTATCATTTAAAATACCTAATATATATTCTAACAATGAATTAAGATTTAGATGGGTTGAAAATATAGGTTATAATTATATAGATCGTGCTGAATTATTGATAGATGGGAATACGATTGAAACATTATATAGCGATTGGATGAATATTTGGAATGAATTAACTAATAAAGATGGAATAGAATATAATAAGTTAATTGGTAATGTTGCGGAATATACAGCTCCTTATAGTTTTCAAGCAAAATATACATTTATTAATAATAAATTATATAATATTAATTATCCAATTGCTACATTAGCGAGTAGTTCTCCGAGTATCAAGGAAAGAGAAATACAGGTACCGTTAAATTTTTGGTTTACGAGGAATCCATCATTGGCATTGCCTTTATTAAAATTAGCAAATAATGAAGTAACATTAGATGTATATACTAATAAGCGAGCAATAGAAGGTTTATATAAGGTATGGAGTAATAAATTGAATGCATATGTATCTAGTAGTTTTTATAATTCTCTACATAATTCTAACATATCGATTAGAACATTCATAAAAAATGAAAACCATGATGTTCAAAATAAATTGCATTTGACATATGTATTTTTAGACACTACCGAAAGGAGTAAAATGCTTCTTGAAACGAATAATATGGATTATATCATAGATACTGTTAAATTGACTGAATTTAATATTGACACTTCTGCACAATCAACAGTAACATGTGATATTACTAATGCTAATAATCATGTAAAAGAGATTATATGGTTTATTAGAAGAAATGATATGTTGGATAAATATAATAATTATATTAATTACACGGCTTCTCCCGTATATGCCGAAACTATGAATATTATGAATAGGGCAGTTATTAAATGGGCAAAAGATACAAGTCGTGCGGATTATAATGCTGAATATTATAATAATATTCAACCATATTATTATCACACTAATATACCTAGATCAGGAATATACTGTTATTCGTTTGCATTATTTCCCGAGAAAATCAATGCTTCTGGATCATATAATAATTCGCAAATTAAAACATCTGTTACATTAACGACAAATGATTATAGTAAGGATATTATATTCAATTCCATACAAAACGCAACAAAAGCTATATTGGGGGAAACTTATGATTACAATGTATTATATGAAGGTAAATTCTTTGTGAAAGAATTGAATATTCTTTCTGTAATAAATGGTAGTGCGCAATTAAAATTTGTTTAATTTTTTTATTCATTGAAAGTAGTAAGAATGGATTTAATTGTATTAGTAATTATATTATTAGCAGGTTTTATAATAAAATATCTAATTGATGTCATAGCATCTTTAAGTAAGGAGATAAAGGAAATTAAGAATAAATGTATAAAATCCTCAGCAACTACTAATTTAAAAGTAGAAACTATAACGCCAATAGAAAAAATGAATAAAGATATTGTTAGCAGTATGTCAAATTATAAAAAGTTTTTTGATTAAAATACATATAAATAATATAGCCTTATATACATTAACAATAAATATAAAATGCCAAGAAAATCAAAAAACCATGATGAAAAAGCAATAGAATTAAAAAAAAAAAAAAAAAAAAAAAAAAAAAAAAAAAAGAAAAAAAAAAAAAAAAAATAAAAAAAAAAAAAAACTTAATGAATACTATGGTAAAAGATGTAACACTAGTTGAAAATGAAGATATTATATTACAATTACCAATAACAGAGGATATAAATGACAAAGTAGATAATGATTATATACGCGAACAACCTAAACCGTACGAACCAGATTGTTTTTATTTAAATGATTCAAATCATTATAATAATATACAGGACAATAATCTAGAAAACATTGATACAAATAGTGAATTTATGTTAGATTATGGATATTCAAAAGATATACTTAACTGTAACAACAACTGTTATTGGTGTTGTCATCCGATAGAAAACAGAGCCTACGGGATGCCTTATAAATATAATGTTAAAACAGATTCTTATGTTTTATTTGGTAGTTTTTGTTCCCTTGAATGCGCAAATGCTTACAATTTCTCTTCTCATTGTGGTAGTGATAAGGTTTGGGAAATTAATAGTTTGATACAAATGTTGAGTAAACATTATGGGTGCAACAGACCAATAAGACCATCACCTTCGCGATTTTTACTAAAAATATTTAATGGACCATTAACAATTGAAGAGTTTAGAAGCAGTCATTTAACTAATGATAAAACGCATATATTAAATTTACCACCAATGATAACAACTACACATAACTACGAAATAGTTAATACATCTTATATCAAAAATATAACTGATAATATCAATAAACAAGGTAAAGAACCTACGATATTAAAAAATATAATTGAAAATAAATTAAAAGCCGTAAAATAAAAAAATGATATAAGGCGTATATCCTTTATATATTACGTAATAATGTCAGAAATTTACTTTTCTCCGTATAGAATTTCAACAATCACTTGCAATGCCAATATTGGCGTAAATATTAATCTTAATTTAAATGTCTTGTTTGATAATATTGATATTAAAGAAGAATGTTTTGATAATAAGGCTGGTATCGTATGGATTCAATTTATGAAAGAAGGCGAGGATGTTTCAAGGGGAACATATCCGAAGAAACGTCGGAAAAGCAAGAAGGATAAGGTAAAAAAAAATAGATTTGATAATCAAGTTACTATTATTTATATGTTTAATGATAAATATATTCCAAATGTAAAGATCTTTAAAAATGGGAACATACAATTGACTGGTATTAAGAATGTAACTGATACTGAAATTATCGTAAATTACATTATTGAAAATATTAGAAATATTTATAATAATGTTACAACTAAAATTTTATCAGAAGACAATGATATTAATATGTTGAGTTATCAGAACTTTAAAATCAGGATGATTAATACAGATTTCAAGGTATATACTAATTCAGAGATGACACATGGATTTGAATTAAAACGCAAAGAAATTCATAGATTATTTATTGGAGAAATTTATAATAACAAATGCTCTTTTCAGCCGGGCATTTATCAAGGTGTAAAACTAGAATATTTCTGGAATAAAACGAACGAATATAAGAATGGTATTTGTAATTGTCCTACGATTTGTTATGGCAAAGGTAGTGGTAGTAAAATAGGTGATTGTAAAAAAGTAACAGGGGCATTATTTGAAAGCGGTAGTATTTTAATTACAGGAGGGATAACTTTTGAACAGGTCAATGAGACATATAAGTACATTTGCGATTTTCTTAGAAAAAATAAGGATAATATTAGGAAACCTCAACCAAAGGTTTCATTGATGTGACAGCTGAAATTATAGTTATCATCTGTTTTATTATATTTTTTATATAAGTCAGTTTTTACTGTATTATTACCTGGTCTATTATATGATGGTATATGGTGGTTAGCATAAAAAAGCGCACTATATGAAACTGCATCTGGTTCAACATAGGGGATTACATAAGTATTACCCCATGGTTTTTTATCAAATAGCACATCTCCCGTATATAATCCTGCATTTTTAGGAGGAGGAGGTACATTAACATCAGGAGAATAATCAAGTTCGGTATATTCTAATTCTTTTTTCATTATGATATCTCTATTTATATTATATATATATATATATATTGAAAATGTAACCTAATTATAAAATGAGTACATAATTTTATTTTTCTAATGATTTTATAAACTTTTTGAAATTTAAGAGATTTTATTAATTATGTACTCGTTTTATCTAAGTATATAAAGAAGAATATAATATTAACAATATATAAATGGGTAGAAAAGATAAAAAGCAGAAGACACACGACGACCATGCTTTTGTAAAAGATGGTATGGAAACTAATGAAATTAGAACGATGGTGCAAGATATTATGCTTTACATAGAAGAACAAAGAAATAAGATGGAATTTAAAGATATTATTGTCAGTTTAAAGGATAATATCGCAAAAGTTGAATTCTTCGAACAAAGATATCCTATGTTATACCAAATGGTGACAAAAGAAGAAGGTTTTGAATATCAGAGTTTAGAATATTTCTTGAAAATGCGCGAAGGTATTATACAAAATCAAATGACGAGCGATGATGCATCAAAAATAGTAGGGCAGCAATGGTATGATAAATATTGTAAAAATAAGGTAGAAAATAAAAATTGATATAAGACTTATAGCTTATAATAATAACAATTATGAATTCAGCTCAACCCACAATCAGTTTCCCAAAAAATGTTAATGAAATTATTTCTGAGACTTATGATATTTATAATAGTATTAACGACGATAATAAGACATATGCAAATTGTTTGATTATGGTATTGAAAAAATATCATTTGTGGCCTAATATCAAAGTGAAGAAGTTTAAGAATCGTTCTGATATTGTATTGCTACATAATAATTATAAGATGGGTGAAATCTATGAATATAAAGAGCTATATGAACAATGTAGAAGTATTGTTCTAGATTTCACACTATCTTTTAATAATAACGTCGTTGTTACATATGCGAATTCAATTCCAATTCGCGTTGACGTGAATACATATATGACAAATATTTATAGTGATCATGATAAATGCTATGAAGCATATGATGGTACAATGATTACTGTATATTGTCATAATGGAGAATGGTACTTTGGAACATCAAGTTGTCCCGATGCGAATAGTTCTAAGTTCTCTCATCCAAATAAAACACATGGAAATATGTTTGACGAGATTTTATATAAATATTATGGGAAACAGCTAACGAGTGAAGAAATGAAACTTCAACCCGACGAGATTTCAATGATACTTAGAAATAAGTTTGTAGCTTCATTGAATCCGGAAATGGCTTATGAATTTATTATTATTCATCATGAAAATGTTCACATAATTAATTATACAAATGTATTGGGTGAAAATTACAAGGAATTAATTCATGTTAATACGAAGAATAGAGTAACATTGATAGAAGAGGATATTTATACAAAAAAAGAGGAAGAATTAGCGAATGTTGGTATTAACTATCCAAGGGAATTTAGGAATATTACAGAAGCAATGAACTATATTAACGAGAATCAATACAGTTATGGACTAATCATTAAAAAGAAAGTTGAAAATGTAGTAAAACTTTATAAAGTTTCCACTGATATTATTAATTATAGAGAAGAAACTGATCCATGCCATCCTAATATATGGATGAATATTCTTGGTGTATATATGAAAAATAAACAGGATTATACTGTTAAGGATTATATCAATAATTATGTTCCGAATATTGTTCTACCTATTGATAATAATGGAAGACAGATTGATCCGACATATATTATCCATACACTAATTTCAACTATTAAAGATAGTTTGTATAATTATTATGTATCAACAACAACATACTATCCTAAATATGGTAGATATAAAATGAATAAAGAGTTGGATAAACAATTTCCGCCAATTATTCAATACCATTTGGCTCAACTAAGAAACCTTCAAACCTCAACGTATAAAGATAAAATGATTACATCAGCGAATGTATATTATTATTTGTGTCAATGCAATAATGTTAAAAATATTAAGACATTGATTCAATTCTTTGCATCAACTCCAATTAATGAAATGCACCCAAGAACATCAATGTGTTTTGCGATTATGAATAGTCTAATATCATAAATAATCTTATCTTATTATATTAGAATGAGCTATTTTTCAACACAAGGATGGGTTTATATAGTAATTAGTATAATATTTACTATTATTGCTTTAATACTTAATATTTACTTGGAAGGTGTTGGTTTATATATGTTTGGTTACCTTTTATATTTATTATTGATATTAATAACAGCATATAATATAACATGTTTGACAACTGGCGAATGCCATTTATGGAGTTGGATAGTTACATTATTATCAACATTACCAATGTTATTAATAATAATATTAGTGATATATGGAATAGTAACGAGAACTTAAAAATTATTTATTAAATTCTTTTTTTATAATAGATTATAACATGTATTCTACAAATTATATCAAGGATTTTTATGATAATATAAAGGCCAATCAACAAGAATTAATAAATAATCATAATAGCTCTTGTCAAAAAGGCGGGTATTCAAATTTGAATAATCAATTAGATAAAATGACTTTACAAACTGATAAGAATAAAATTAGATTAGATGTGCAAAAAGAATTAAATAATAAAATATCAAATATAATGAAAAATATACAGGTTGGTGGTGGAAAAACTATCGGAGATAACATTAAATTATTAAATAAATTGATAAAGCAACAATGTTCATTGGAAAAGAAACTATTGCTAAATATTACTAAACAACAAAAATGTGTTAAACAAAATAAAATAGAAAATTTGAGTAAATATCAAAGTGATTTTAAAGCAGACTTTAAAAAAGCAAATGAATATAATAAGAGTATCAATAAATTACAAAACCATATTAATAAAATTATTATAAAAGACACAAAAATAAAGGCAAATGACGGACAAAAAATGCTAGAAACAAGAAGAAAGGTAAGAGTACATACTCTTAATAATCTAAAATATATGATAAATAAAATTAAAAATTAATTTGTTTTTTTATTTAAAAATTGATATATATAAGATATAGATTTTATTAATATATAAGTAAGGATAGAATGTTTGAAAAGTATACCTTTGATATTAAAGACCCTACAAATAAACATAGTTTTG